GCCGCTGCGCAGCCGCAGGGCTGCTGCGGGCGGGGAGCCGTCGCGACCCCCGCTCGGGTCGAGGCTGGCATCCTTCTTGGCGTGGGCACGGCGGCGGAGCTCGGGGCCGTCTCGCATCGGCCACCAGAACCAAGTCGCGAGACTGCCGCGCTCGGCCGCGGCGAGCAGGATCGGCTCCAGGTCCGGACAGGTCGAGAAATCGCGGAAGGCGCTGACCAGGCCGAGCTGCGGCCCGCTGAGTGGCTCCATGCGGAGCGTAATGTCGATGTCCCAGGCGCCGTCCTGCCACGCCATCGCCACGGCGTCGCGGTGCAGCGTCCGGATGTCGGTCGCGCGGATCTCGCTCACGACGGACAGCGGCGCTTCGAACTCGTAGACCTTGACCCCGCGTGGCAACCCGTTGCGGTCGACGCAGCTGGTCGGGTCGCCCGGCGGCACGGGATCGCATCCGCTAAAGGACGTGCAGAGGCCTGCCGCGAGCGTGTCGCGGCAGGCCAGGATGCGACGGGCCGCGATGGGCGACGCAAACATCTCACATCTCAGTCGACGATGACGCGCCAGCCGCCGGCCGGCATGTGCTGCGCATCGAATGCCTTGCGGTTGGCCATCCCGAGCCGGGCCTGCTCCGGCGTGATGGGGATGTAGATGTCGTGCTCGCGGCGCCGGCCGCCCCGGCTCAGGCCACCACGTACAGCCGGGTGGAAACGCCGGAAGTGGATTCGGGGGTCGACCAACTCGTCAATGTCACCGCCATCTCTGACGGTCAGCACGCCGGTCTCCTCGTAATATGCGGGGTGGTCCGTGGGGTGGTCCAGGGTGCCGGCCGGATAAGGGTTGTCGAGCACCCAGGTCCAGCCGTTGTGCCCGAGCTCGCCGTGTTCGGTGTCGGCGATCTTGATATAGGTCATCGGAGGTCTCCACCTTCGGCGGGGCGGGCCATCCCGCCCCCTTGACGCCTACAAATGTAGGTGTCGCCGCAGTCCGCGTCAATCACAAAACGCACGGGGGCCGGCCTCCGCAGGCCCCCGCCGTCGAACCCTGTGTTGAAGCGGCTTAAAAGCCCATGGACGGCCGTTCAGGGGTGGGCGGGGCCCAGGGCCCGGCCCGCGGCGCCAACGCCCTCCTGGGGCTTCCTGTTCGCTGGGTCGGCCGGGATCAGTAGAGGGCGCCGGCCGGTGCCGGCTCGCCGCCCTGGGCGCGGATCAGCTCGTCTTCCGTCAGCGGCTCGCCGCGATCCATTGCGGCCTCCGCCAGGCGGATGAGCTCGTCGTCCGAGCCGCGCCACACCATCATCGGCAGGCCGTCGTCGAAGCGCTCGCGGTAACGCGCCTGCAGGTCCATGAGCTTGCCGCGGTCAGGCATAGGCGTCGCGCCCCAGCTCGGCGAAAGCGTCGTCGAGCGACCGCGCCGTCCGCGGCAGCAGCGCCCGCAGGAGGCGCGCGGCAGCCGCCGAGATCGGGTCGCCGCCGCCGGCCAGCGCTGTGTAGTTCGCCACCACTTCCGTCGCGTGCCCCAAATTGATCAGGCCCGATCGCGGGCCGAGCCAACCGTCGAATTGCGCATAATAGGCCTTTGTGTGCCCCTGGCCAATAGCCGTGCCGGTGGCGGCGCTGATCGCGTCGCTCAGGAACAGGATGGCCTGAGCCTGCTCGGCGTCCGCATAGCGCGCCAGGGCGCGCAGAGCATGGTCGAGCGCGCCTGTCCGAAAGGCGTCGGCCATGTCGAGGAGATCGTCGAGGTCGCTTGAGTCGGCGCGGAAGTCCGGCCGCGACAGCGTGATCAGATCGTCGGCGCGGATGCCGGTCCCCTTCAGCGCCAGGTCAAGCCCGGCGCGGGCGATCCCGTCTCGGTCGGCCGCCGGCGCTTGCGCGACCGCGTCGGCCAGGAGCTGGTGGTGGCCCGGCCGCGCAGAGACCGGCGCCCGCGGTCGGCTGCGCCCCACCAGCGCTGCCCCGTCCGCCTCGATCCGGTCCGCCAGGGACAGGCCGAGCGTCGGGAACCCGGGGGGCGCGCGGCTGTAATCGAGGTGATGGCCGTATTCGTGCCGCCAGACGCCGCCGTAGAGGGCCTCGACCGGCGGCTCGCGCATGACGATCCGGCGGTCTCTTGGGTGATAGTACGAGCTCCCCGCCTTCGCGCCCTCGTCCACCACCTGCTTGAGCGCCTCGGTCGTGGCGATCGCGCGCCGCACGTCGGCCGGTGCGCGGCCGAAATGCGCCCGGTGCCGCTCGCGCTCCGCCGGAATGGTGTCTCCGAAGGGCCGCGCGATCTCGTTGACCGCCCGGCGTGCCGCCTCGCGCGCTGCGGCCCGCTGCTCCGGCGTCGGGCCGCCGCCGGGCGCCGCGCCGGTCGAAGCCGGCGGCACAACGCTCTTCCCCGGATGGTAGGCGAAGCCCGGGTCGATCCCCTCCGGCACCAGGATCGTGCCGCGGCCCTTCACCGAGCGCTCCACGAGCTTCACGTCCGGCGCCTGATCGGAGACCGTCAGCCCGTAGCGCTTCAGGTCGCGCTCGGAGAGCGATTGCACCGTGCAGCGGCAGGACCAGCCGTTCGGCGGGAAATGCGTCTCCCACCACGGGTGGTCGACCGGCAGGACCGTGTCGTGCCAGGCGCGGTGCGCCGGCCGGGTGCGGTCGTCGAGCACCGCGACATAGCGCAGATAGGGCCGCGCCGCCTTCAGGCGCTCGATCTGCGCGGTGCGGCCGGCGGCCATCGCCGTGCGCAGGTTGGTCTGGAAGATGACGCGCGAGCGCCAGTTGCGGGTGCCGTGGTACGACCAGCCGTGCTTCTTGACGATCGCGTCGAACTTTTCCCGGAACTGCTCCAGCGTCTCGCCGTTCTCGATCGCCTTAAGCACCGCCTGGTGGAAGTCCTCGACCAGCTGCTCCGCCTGCGCCCCGGCCACCGTGAAGGCCTTGTCGTGGCTCGCCTGCCAGACATCCGTCCAGGTCGCGGTCGGCACGTCCAGCTTGTTGCGTAGGAAAGCGATCGCCTCCAGCGGCGCGACGGCGAAGGGCTCAGCCATCCTCGGCGGCCGCGTTCCCTCCCCCCTCATCCTGAGGAGCGAGGCGGAGCCTCGCCTCGAAGGGGCGGGGGAGGGACAGGGAGGGGGGAAGCGGGCCGGGCAGAAGCGGGAGGTCGGCCGGGACGTAGATCAGCGTCAGCGGGTCGAGCAGCCACCCTACCGGCACGCACGCTGATCCATCCACCACGTCTTCAAGATCGATGCCGCCAACGCAGCGAGCCGCAGCCGAGCGCCGTTCCAGCGCGGCCACGCTGGCCGCCACATGAGCGCGGGCCAGCCTCACCCCGCCCCTCCCGCAATCTCGCTCCGCCCGAGCAGCTCGGCCATGGCCAGCGCCTGGGCAAGAGCCGCGGCGAGGTCGGCCGGGTCGAGCTCCAGCTCCTCCAGCCGCTCCCTGAGCTCCTCGAGCGAGCCCGCCTCCTCGACGATCGCCCGCACCTGGTCGATCAGCGCGTCGGCCGCCGGCGCGGCGACATCCTCCGCCTGCCCCGCCAGCAGGTCCGCCGCGTCCCGAGCGCGTCGAAGGGGCGGCCTTGCCCTCTCCCGCGAGGCGGGAGAGGGTGGCCCCTGACTTTGGTCAGGGGTCGGGAGAGGGCTTTCCTCTCCCTCGGGCACAGCCCGAGCGGGTGAGGGTCGGGGCGCGGCGCCGCCGGTCTCCGCGCCGTTCGGCGCCGCCCCGGCCGCCCCCGCGCCCGCGGCAGCCGGCGCGCCCAGGAGCTCCGCCCCGTCCTCCGGGTCGGGAAAGCCGAGCATGTCGCGCACCACGCTCGCCTCCACCTTCAGGCCGAGCGGCACCAGGGTGGCGAGCGCGGTGGCGATCGCCTGCAGGTCGCGCTTCTCGGGGCGGGCGATCTGCAGCCGCGGATAGCTTGGCTGCGGGCCGTATTCGAGGTCGATCCACGGCCGCAGGAGGTCGCGGTTGAGGATCGCCGACAGCGCCTTGGCGTCGGCGCGCTCGATGTCCTCCTGCACCTGGCGGTGCTCGCGGCCGACGGCATGGCCGCCGGCGATGGCGTCGGTGGTCGCCGTCTGGCCGAGCACCGCCTTCGACACCTGCCGGTCCAGCCAATCGGAGCGGCTCTCATAGAGATCGGCGCTCGCCCCGACATTCGACGATTGGACGAACTCGATCAGCATCGATTCCGGGATGATCGCCGCCATGTCGCCGCCGATATTGGCGACGGCCCGGAACAACGTCTCCTTGTCCGCCTCGGTGGCGCCCGGCCCGTATTTGCCGACGCGGATCGGCTGCCCGTAGGTCTGGCAGAAGATCGCCCAGTCGCGCTGCGTGAAGGCCTTGAACATCCAGGCCCAGGAGTCGAGCCGCGCCAGGCCGGAGCGGATCGGCAGGCCGCTCTTGGCCTTGATCCGCGCGGTGATGAACTTCGCCCAGGGCAGCGGCTCGCCGCCGCCGCCCTCTACGATCAGGAGCGGCGTCGCCAGGTCGTGGCGGGCGACGGTGAACCAGCGCGGGTCGCGCCATTCCAGCCGCGCCGGCCGCCACTGCCCCTCCGACGAATCCCAGATGATCTCCGTATAGGAGAGGCCCTTGCCGATGGCGTCGAGCACGTCGAAGAGCTCGTCCTGCAGCTCGTCGCGGCTGAGCCAGTCGCGCACCGCGTCGGCCTGGTCGACGCTCCGCTGGTCGTCGCCGGCCGCCTCCACGCTGATGTCGATCTGCGCCACCGAGCGCTTCCGGGTGGCGAGCACGCCGGCGTAATGGAGGTCCCGCTCCTCGATGATCTCGGCGAGCTCCAGGTAGCGCAGCGGCTCGCCCGCGTCCGCCTCGCGCAGGATGGCGGCGAGCCGGTAGGGGTTCAGCCCGTCGGCCGGATAGCCGGCCTGCGGCGTGCGCACGCCGGCCAGCGTCGGCCCGGCGATCTCGCGGGTGAGCACGTCCTTCGTCGGCTTCGGCCGCTGCAGCGGCCGGCCGAACTGGTCGACCAGCACCGGCTCAGCCATCAGAGCCCACCCCGCAAGCCGGCGCCGAGCGGCGGCCGCCACCAGTCGCCGCCGCGCGGCGCGTCGTCGTCGGGGTCGGGCCTGAGCCCTTGCCCTGAGCCTGCCGAAAGGCCGGCCGGCCGGTAGCCATATTCGATCCACTCCGCCTTCATGGCGGCGTGCGCCAGCCCCAGGGCCACGGCAAAGTCGCCGTGCCGCTGGCCGCCATCGGCGCCCTGGGTCCGGGCGTCCGGCGGCACCATCGGGATACCGCGGACGAGCTGCAGCTGCCGCAGGTCGCCGCGCAGGTCCGCGTCGCGCGAAATGAGAACCGTCCGGTCCTCGATCGACGCCTTCAGCGGCGGCATGTTGGCGAGATACCAGGCCTGGGAAAGCATCACCGGCTCGATCCTCAGCGCCCCGTAGCGCTGCACCGCGTATTCGGCGAGGAACTGGCCGTTGCCGCGCGCGTCGTGCTTGCCGTTGGAAAAGCGCGGCAGCCGGTCGACGCAGAAGAACAGGATCCGCTCCTGCTGCCGGAACGGCACGTTGCGCAACTCCAACACGAAGGGGGTCCTGAGCAGGAGCTGCCTTGTCTCCTGCAGCGGGCAGAAGATCGACAGGTCGCCCGATCGGCCGAAGTCGAAGCCGTAGCCGTGCCGCAAGCCCCGATCGAGGCCGGCGAGCACCGGCGCGAGGTTCTGCTCCAGCCAGGCCTCGACGAAGCTCCGCCGCTCCGCCTCCGGCTTCAGCTCGAAGCCCGGCGGGCAGGCGAGCCGGAACACCGGCAGGTCCGGCGACATGCAGGCCTCGATCTGCGCCGCCGAGAGGTAGACGCCGGAGCCTTGGCTCGGCACGCAGTCGAGCTCCTCGGCCGCGCCGGCCCCGTAATTGGCGCGGATCGCCGCCCGCCACTCGGCCTCCGCCTCCGGCGACCACCTCTTGCCGGTGACCAGGCAGATGCGCCGGTAGAGGCCCTGCGCCAGCGCGTCGTCGAAGGTGACCCGCACCACGTTGCCCGGCCGCCGGCCCTCGCGGATCTCCCCGATGAGCAGGTTGAACGGGTTGTCGGCGCCGTTGTGGGTGGAGATCACCAGCACCTTGCCGCCCCAGATGAGGAGCGCCAGCGCCGCCTTCAGCAGCGCCTCCGGATCGTCGTGGAAGGCATATTCGTCGAGGATGACGTAGCCCTGGCGGCCGCGCAGCGAGCGCGGCCGCGACGACAGCGCGACGATCTCGAAGCCGCTGGCGAACGAGATGCGGAAGGCGGCGATCGCCCGATCGGCGCCGGCTTCCCCGTCTTCGGTGAACAGGAACTCGTCGACGGCGGACGACGCCGGCGCGAAGGCTTTCGCCCACATGGCGCAGGTGTCGATGAACTCGCGCGCCATGTCGAGGTTGTAGCCGATATAGAGCACGTCCATGCCGCCGGCCGACTTGCGCGCGCCGGCGGTGAGCACGGCATCGGCGCCGACGCCCCAGGTCGCCCCGATCCGTCGGCTCTTGTCGGTGACGGTGAGGGCGTGCTTGGCGGTGGAGGCGAGCAGCTCCTGCTGGTAGGGGAGCAGCACGGCCGGCAGCGAGGCGCCCTGCAGCGGCGCCGGCAGCTCGGCAAGCATTTCCCGCCGGTGCTCGGCCCACTCCGCCTGGGTGACGGGCGCGTTCATGCGCCGACCTGCTCCCCTCCCCCTTGTGGGGAGGGGCTGGGGGCGGGGGAGAGAAGCCGGCGCCCGGCAGCGGTGATCGACGCTACCCCGCCGACACCGGCGAGCGTGTTGATGGCCAGCAGCTTGCGCCGCGACAGCGCCTGGATCACCGGCGTCGCATGCAGATCGCCGCCGGAATGGGCCCAGCCGGCCCTCCAGCGAAAGAGCGGTCCGCGCGCGGCCGCATTGAGCGCCGCCCTCTGGGGATCGCTCAGCCTCACGCCGCCACCCCCAGGATCTGCGCCTTGATCGCCTCGACCGTGTCGGCCGACAGCCCCTTCTCCCGCGCCACCTGGTCGACGGCGGCCGAAGTCTTGGCCGAGAACTCCTTCGTCAGCTTCTGCCGCCGGTCGGAGGAGAGCCGCTGCCCCTGGATCGTCGCCAGATAGGCGCGGGCGAGCTCCATGGCCTCCTTCGGGCCGTGCGCCTTGTCCGGGTCGGTCAGCTCGAAGATCAGCGTCTTGATCACCTCGCCCAGCCCGATATTGGCCTCGTCCACCTTCTCCGGCGTGAAGCGGTCGGCGAGCCCGGCGAAGAGGTGCCGCGCCTCGTCGAGCCGCTTGGCCGCCGCCGCCATGCGCACCGCCTTGCGGTTGAAGGCGGAGCGCGAGATCGCGTCGAGCCCCTTCGCCTCCAGCCGCTCGTTCAGCTCGACCAGGATGTCGGCCTGGGTCCGCTCGCGCTTGTTCAGCTCGGCCAGCGCCCAGTAGACCTCGTCGCGCCCCTCGTCGGGGACGAGGTCGAGCGACGACAGCCTGCCCCGCCCGTCCCTCCCCTTGTCCTGAGGTGCGAGGCTCTGCCGAGCCTCGAAGGGGCGGGGGAGGGCCAGGGAGGGGGGACGGGTGCCGCTCTCGGCCATGTCACGCCCCCAGCGGCGGCTTGGCGACGCCCTCGATGAGCGACCGGCGCTCGACGTGGTCGAGGCCGGCCCGGCGGATCTCCGCCACCATGAACTCGCGCACCGACCAGATCGAGATGGCCCCGAGCTCCTCGAGCTTGCGCAATTGGGTGCGCACCCACTCCGCCGAGCGGTTATGGCCGTGGGCGTGCAGCACATGGGTAAGCAGCGTCTCGTTGAGCCGGCCGTCGGTCTGCTTGGCGAGCTCGCGCAGGATGATCAGGCGGGCGTCCCGCTCCGAATAGGCCGCAAAATCCGTCATCGTCTCCCCTCCAGGAGGAAGTTCTCGACGCGTCGGGCGATCTCGGTATTGGTGGCCAGCGCCTGGCCGATCACCGCCACGTTGCCTCGCAGCGCGCCGACGTCGATCTCGATCTTGTGGACCTGCTCGCGGGTGGGCAGGTGCGGCAGCTCGCTCTCCAGCTTCTGGACGCGGCGGTCGTGCTCGGTGAGCTTGAGCTCGTGCCGGTCCACCTTCGCCTTCTCCGCCAGGAGGCCGACCTGTTCTTCGATGGTGACGCCGTCCGCCTTCTGCGCCAGCAGCGCCCGGATCTCGGCGATGGCGGCCCGCAGCTCGGCGATCTCGCCCTTATGGGCCCGGCCGCGCGCGATCATGATGGTGGCGATGGTCTGGGCAACTGACCAGAGCACCGTCCATACGAGCAGCCACCAGCCGGGCGTCGACCCCACGATGCGAGGACCGCTACCGCCGCGTCAGCGGCCCGAAGACCACGTCGGGATCGATCCCGAGCAGGTGCCCGCCGCGGCCGCGCACCAGCTCCTCCAGGAGCGCCTTGTTCCGCGGATCGCCGCGCAGCTTCCGAAGCGTCTCGGCGCCGTGCCGGGCGAGGTAATCGGCCGCGTCCGCCACCAAGCCGTCGCGGATTTGGGCGGAGAGCTTGCCATTCAGCGCCACCTGGCTTCGCGCGGCGGCATCGCGGATGCCGTTCTCGACGATCTCCTGGAGACGGGCGCGGCGGGTCTCCTTGATGTCGACGCCGAGCTTGCGGCCGAGTTGCACCGCGAGCGCGACGACCGCCGCAGCGAGCGGCGCGGCGATGAGCCCGGCCAGGGCGAGCAGCAGCTCGCCGGCGAGCGGACCGAACAGGACGTTCTGCATGGACTCTTTCCTCCTAGGCCTCGTTCGTCGAGAGCGCGCCGACCGCCGCCGCGATCATCCGGCCTTCGGCCCGCGGCGGCGGCGCCGTCTTCGGCCAGCGCGCCCCCAGGAATCGGTCGCGGGCGATGCGGGTCACCGTCACCGCGTCGGACTGGTTGCCGCCGAGCACGTGGAAGGCGTCGCGGTCCTCGCCATGGTAGAAGCCGACATGGCCCTGCCAGCCGGAGCGCCTGCCGCGCCAGAAGACCAGGACGGCGCCGAGGGTCGGCTCGGCCGGCACGCCGAAGGTGAGCCAGTTGCGCGCCCCGAGCGGATTGGCCGGCAGCGGCTCGTCGGGCAGCGCGAAGCTGATGCAGTGGCCGGTGAACAGGCCACACCAGGCGACGGAATCCTGCCGGTAGACGGCCGAGAGCTTGAGGCGCTTCGCCCACCCCAGGATCGTCGGGTTGTCGGCGGCGCCGGCGCCCTCGCGCAGACCCTTCAGCCGCAGCGCCTCCGCGTACCAGGGCCGCATCCCGGCGACCCCGGCTTCCCTCTCCCCTTGTCCTGAGGTGCGAGGCTCTGCCGAGCCTCGAAGGGGTCCTGAGGTGCGCGGCTCTGCCGAGCCTCGAAGGAGCGCCAGCGTCTTCGGCCCGGCCAGGCCGTCCACGGTGAGGCCGTGCGCCGCCTGGAAGGCCTTGATGGCGGCGATCGTCCGCCGGCCGCGGATGCCGTCCGCCGGGCCGGGATCGTGGCCGAGCTCGCGGAGCCGGCGTTGGAGGTCGGCGATGTCGCCAGTCATTGGGGGGGCTTCCCGTCCCGAAATCGGAGGACGAGACATGGCCGAATTCTTCCGGGATGATTACCCGCGCGCCCTGAGCGGGCGGGACGGCTGGGGTCCGGGTGCGGGTGCGTCGATCTGCTCGGGCAGGGCTCACAGGAGCCGCGGCTGCCGCGGATCGGTGCCGGCCGGCCCGCCCTTGAGCTTCCTTCTGACGGTGCTGTCGGTGACGAGCAGCTTGCGCGCGATCGCCGCCACCGTCCAGCCCCGCGCCTTCAGCCGCCGCGCCAGCCAGGCCTTGTTGACCGGCATGCGGAAATGGTCGCCGTAGCCGAGCTCGGCGCCGAGCGCCCTGACGCCGTCGAGACCGATCAGCCGGGCGACCTGGCCGTCCGGCCGGGGGTCGCTGGCGAGGTAGATCTCCGAGCCGCCGAGCTCCAGCATCAGGTCGACGGTCCGCTCCGTCCCGAGCGCCCGCAGATAGGGGCGGAGGTTCGCCGGCGCGTCCTCTTCCGGCTCCGGTGCCGGCTCGATCTGCGGGGCGGGTCGGGCCATCGGCTCAGCGCGCCACCCAGCTGCGGCTCTTGATCAGCGTGGTGACGACCGCCGTCTCGAAGGGATCGTGGCGGAGCACGTAGCGCAGCCCGTCATGCAGCACGCTGTCGGCGCCGGCTTCGGCGCCGCGCCGGCACACCGCCGCGATGGCCGCCCGCACCGCCTCGACGTCGACGTCCTGCCGCCGCTCCAGATAGCGCAGCACCGCCTGATCCTTGACGATGACCAGGCGCTCGCTCATGCCGCAGCGACCACGGCCAGAGTTGAGGGCTTAAGAGGCATCACCCCCCCCCCGCTTCAGCCACGCCCAGGAGGGCATGTCGATGACGAGCGCCCGCGGGGTTTTCTCGATCGAATGCGAGCAGACCGTGGCGGCAATAGACCGGTCAGGAAAGCGCTCGACCGGGGGAAGCCGGAACACCGAGTATTTCTTGCTGCGCCCGGCCGGCCGCGGCTCAAAAAGCCCGGCGGAATCGTGGACGATCCGCAGCTGATGCGCCTCGGCGCCGCTGCCGAGCTGGATGGTGAATCGGCCCGCCTCCTTGCCGGCCACCTTTTCCAGCAGCGCAATCTCGACCATGACGGCCATCTTGGCGCGGCCGTTCCGCATTTTCCGCATCGAGAGCCGCACCGGCGCGGCCGGCGTCGCGGCCGTGGTCGGTGCGGGCGCAAGCGTGTCCCAACCCATCTCAACCCTCCTCCTGCTTCGCCGCCCGGATCGCCCGGCCGAAGGCGTTCGTCATCTCGTCCAGCTCGTCGTCGGATCGCGTGCCCGGATCGAATTCCGGAACTCGGGTGTTCCCGAGTTCCGCGTCCTCAGAACCGCAAGGGTGGAACACCCCCCTTGCGAGCGCGCCGAGCATCCGCCGCTGCGCCGCGATCACCGCCAGCTTGCGCGCCCGGCCCCAGCTCACCCCCGCCTTGCGCGCCGCCGCTTCGCTCGGCCAGGCGACGCCGGCGCCGCCTCTTTCGATCGGGCGCGCGATCCAGCCCTTCAGCGCCTCGATCGCCTTCGCCCCGTCGGCCGGGTCGCGCATCCAGTTCGGGCTGTCGAGCCCGGTCTGCCGCTTCACGAAGGCCGCCAGCGCCTTGTCGGTGCGGTCGCGCAGGAGGCCGAGGTTCCAGGCCGACAGCCACAGCGCCCGGCACACCCCGGCATAGGGGCCGTCGAGCCGCAGCGCCCCCCGCGCCAACGGTTTTTCCCTCCCCCCTTGTCCTGAGGTGCGAGGCTCTGCCGAGCCTCGAAGGGGCGGGGGAGGGTTAGGGAGGGGGGAAGCGCCTGGCCCCCCCTTCAAACGGTCGATGAACGCCGCTGCAGCGTCCTTCGAGAGCTCCTTCGAGGAGGTGACGCCGAAGCCGGCCAGCGCCGCCCGATAAGCGTCCTCGTCGAGCCCGACGCGCCGCCGCTCGGCGTGGATCGCCCTGATCTGACCGGCCGTGGCGAGCGTCATGCTGCCACCCCCGCGAAGAGGTCGGGCGTATCAGGGCAGCGCTCGTGGGGACGGTCGCCAGCCAGATCCGCAAAGGCGGTGCAGACGGGCACGCTTCCCTCGGCGTAACGCCACTCGTCCGGATATTCAGGGTCCTCGACTGAGTAGACCAAGGTGCGGGTCAGAATTGAGCATTCATGCTCGCTGGCTGGGTCCGCCTCCCTCCAGCACCGCGCGCACCAGGCGGCATAGAAGAAGTCGAGGCCCGTCCCGTTGCTGGGCCGGAACCGTTTGACCGGGCCGGTGCTCGGCCCTCCGGCCGTGGCCGACGCGCTCATCGCCGCCCCCGCGCCTGCCAGGCCTCCGGCGGCAGCGCCGCCAGCGCCGCCGCCCAGGCCGCCGGGTCGTCGCCGCCATCGATGCCGGCCGCCGCGATGATCCGCTCCACCCGCGAGACGGCGTGAAGCATCGTCGTATGGTCGCGGCCGCCGAGCGCCCGCCCGATCTCCGGATAGGATGACGGCGTGAAGCTCTTGCACAGCCAGGCCGCACTCATGCGGCCGCACCACCGCGTTCTGTTTGCGGGCGGCGAGCAGGTCCTCCACCGGGACGCGGAATGCCGCCGCGGCGACCGCGATCAGGTCGCGGCGGCGGCGCCGGACCGCGCCGCCCCGGACCGCGAGCTTGAGCACCAGGCGGAAGCACTCCGCCGTCAGCGCCAGCGGCAGCGCCTCGGCCGCGATCAGCGGCGCCAGCTGCGCCCGCGCCAGCACCGAAGCCTCCGGCAGGGTCGACAGCGCCGCCGCCGCGGCCTCGGTGCCGAACCGGTGCCCGAGCAGCACCAGCGTGACCTGCCGGACGAGCACCTCCGGCGCGCCGGAGGCGATTTCCGCCGCCGCGATCTCGTCCAGGCTCGCGGCCGCGGCGGCGATTTCCGCGTCGGCTGCCGCCGCCCTCTCCGCAGCGGCCACGCTTTCGCCCGCCCGGCGTGCGGCTCTCGCCGTCCGCGCCGCCTCGGCCCTTTCGGCCGCGGCCGTGCTTTCGGCGGCCGCCCGGGCCTCTCTGGCGGCCCGCGCCGTCTCGTCCGCCAGGCGCCGCAGCGCTGCCTTGTGCTCGATTTCCGCGCGGAAGGCGGCGCGTCGCGCCGCCGCTTCCGCCCTGAGCGAGGCTCCGGCCAGCATTGCTCACACCCCCATCGCCGGCGCGAAGAAGCAGATGAGCGCGCCGCTCGGCCGCCGGCACCAGTGGAAGCGGCCGTCCGGGCTGGCCTTGGCCTGCCCATAGGGCACGACGACGCCGCCCGGCAGCTCCCAGCCGGCCGCGCCGGCGCGCACGCGCTCGGCGGCGAGCGGCGCGCAGTCGCGCTCCGAGCAGCAGGCCGGCGGATACCAGGAGTGGGCGAGGACGAGCGCCGCCAGGCCCGCCAGCGCCGCCGAGCGCACGGCCGAGCCGCGCGCCGCCGGCCGCGGCTCTGCCCAGTCGCGCCGGGCCGCCCGCTCGGCGGCGGCCTTCCCGCCGGTCACGTCCTGATAGGCGATGCCCGAATGGTAGTCGCAATAGGGCGACGGCCGCGCCGCTTCGCCGCCGCAGAAGCAGAAGCCGGGCAGCCGCGGGTCGCCGATCGGCCAGCGGCAGCTCGCCGCATTCAGCTGCACCAGCGACAGCCGCAGCGGTTCCGGCGCGATCGCTCGGCCCTCTCCCGCGTGCGGGAGAGGGTGGCCCTCGGCGTCAGCCGAGGGTCGGGAGAGGGCCCGACGCGGCCCGCCCCGGCGCCGCATCACGGCGCCCTCGTCCTGCGGCTTCTCCCGCCGCGGCGCCGGGCTGCGCCGATCCCGCTTCATCGGGACCACGGTGCCGCGTCCCGCCAGCCCAAGCCGCCACAGCTTCCGAGCACCGCGTTCCGCGTCATGCCGCCGAGCTCGGCGGCGATTGCCGCAGCGCTGTGGCCCTCGCTCCAGAGCGCCTTCAGCCGGTCGGTCCGCTCGTCGCTCCAACCGACCCGCGCGATTGCCGCGGCGCCCATCAGAACGGCCTCCGCCGGCCGGCCGGCCTGTCATTGTCGTTGGCGGCGATCTCGCGGCCGACGCTGCCCAGCGCCCACAAGACGCCGCTGAGGACGATGGCCGCCATGGCGCCCATCCCGACGAAGAAGGAGAGGAGGTCCATCGCCGCTTCCCCCTTACGCCGCTGCTGCTTGCGCCGGAGCCGGAACTGCCGGCGCCAGCTCCGCCTCGAACGGCTCGACGACGAAGTCCTCGCCGGCCGAGCCGATCGACACGCCCGGCACGCCGCGCGCCACGTCGGGCTCGGCGAGCATGGCTTCCCGGTTCACCTCCTCGATCGTCCGCACGAAGCGGCCGAGCCCCATCCCCTTCAGCCTGAGGATGAGCTCGGCGAGCCTTTCCTTCGGCCGCGGCAGGGCAACCCGCGGCGGCCGCAGCCGCCAGGCGATCGTGCCGGTGCCGAGATCGGCGGTCTTGATCTTGCCGTCCTGGGTGAGCTCGGCGCGGTTCGCCTCGGCCCAGATCTTCACGCCTTCCGTCAGCGCCGTGATGCTCTCCCGGAGGGGGTGAGCCTTGGCCTCGTGCTGCTCCTTGATGCGGGCGAGCTGATCGTTCATGTCGGCCTCGACGCGGCCGAGCTCGCGGTTGAGCTCGCCGATGCGGCGCACCGCCTCCGCCGCCGCCTCCCGGCTCTGCGGCACCGGCAAATTGGCGCCGGTAATCTTCGTTCGCGCTGCTGCTCTAGCCATGCTGGTCTCCATCGGTGGGAATCCTGTCTTCGTCCTCGGGCTCGACCCGAGGAGCGCCGGCGAGCCGGAGGAAGGCGCGCGCCAGCGCCTGCAGCTCGCGGGTGGAAATGCTGGTGACGCCGCGCGGGCCGGAGAGCGCCCGGCCGGCGATCTCCACCGGGTCGAGGATGGTCTCGCGGATCTCGATCAGCTCGCCGTCGGCCACGTAATCCTCCTCGCCGGCGCTGCGGATGGCGGTCTCCAGCGCCTGCAGCTGGCGCCTCAGCTCGGGGCTGCGCCGAATGGCATGGTCCACCGCCGCGACGCCGTGCCTGACGGTGCTGCGGTCGCGGCCGAGCGCCGCGCCGATCTCCGAGAGCGAGCGGCAACCGACGCGGGCCGCGAGCCACATGGCCGCCTGCCGCGCCCGCGCCTGGCGGGCGACGCCGCGCGTCGGCGCCAGCACGTCGCCGAGCCGGACCTCGAAGGCGCGCGCCGTCGCCGCCGCGATGGCAAGGGTGCTGACCGTGCTCATGACGCCCGCCCTTCCGGGCTTGCCTCTCCCGCCGGCCGGGAGAAGCGCCAGCCGCGCGGATGCAGCGCCACCTTGCCGGTCTCGAGATGCGCTTCGGTGATGAGGGCCGAGGCCGGCATGACCTTGGCGGAGAGGCCCTTGGCGGCGAGCGCCGCGTCGACCCGCTGCCGGCGCGGATCGGCATCGGTGTCGAGCGCCGCCGCCCGCAGG